CTTGAGACACTCCAGCGCAGCCTCTTCCCAGTTCTTCTCGTTGATCCTCTTCCTGAAGGTACTGATACGAAGGTTACCCAGTCCACAGTTGTAGGCCCATGACAGCACAGCAGCCTGTCGCCTGGGCGGCTCATCCTTAAGACCGGGGCAGAGCTTCATCACACCCACATAGAAGTACTCCATGTGCTCGTCTAAGCCCTTCTCGCACTGCTCCATAGTCCAGATTGTGTCTGGATTGATGTCAGGGCCAGTAGAGCCATAGCCGATAGTCCACGGGTGTCCGCCTGTGCCCGGATCAGGATACGCTTTGACTCTACCGTCAGGCAGAACCTTAGCGCATCCTTCAAAGGGCTTGACTAGAACATTCTTACATAGTTCAATTGCGGGGTTCATTTAAGTCCAGGCTTAAACGGGTCTTCAAAAACATCTACAAATTTGTCTTCTTTATATGGAGTATTTTTTCTTTCGCTCTCTACAGATTTCTTAGAACGAGAAGAAATATTTTCTTTCAATTGACTTGGAAGACCTTTGAACTGCTCCATTAAAATAGAAAACTCAGTAGCAAAAGAAGGGTCTAGGTGAACATTTTGAGGTACTTTGCTCATCCAGATACGCTGTTGAGGATCGCTTACTGATGCCCTTCCTAGTCCATGTGCTTGCAATTCTCTAGGGGTTGTCCTATAAAAATAGAAATCATCTTTCTTTGTTTCAGGATATAGCCTAGCAAGAGTGCCTTCTAATGTCTGCTTTCCGGCCTCTACTGCTTGCTTCTGCTGTCTAAGCGATCCAACAGGGCCAAAGTTACTAGCAAATGTTTTATTTGCTGTGTCTAAGAACTGTCGTTCTTCTTTAGTAACTTTCTCTCCGTCCATAATCTTCTTAGCTATTTCTGATGCAGCATTGAAGAAAAGACGATACTGAACAGCGTGCGACATCTCATGGGCAAGCGTTGCAGCCTTTTGCTTATTTTCCTTTGACGGAGTAGGAGCAATTATCGTATTTTCTACAGTATCATATTCCCCACGTGCACCTGAATACGGGCTTCTTTGAATCCATCTAGGAAGAAGTCCTTGTTCAGCTAAGAGATTGTATACTTCGCTGGGATTGAATAAGTTAGCCATATTTACTCACTTAGTTCTTAGGTTCACGTTTCTCAATGCTCCGACCAAGGAACCAGAACGTCAGAATCATCATCAGCATACTGAAGTCATCAGCAGTCCAGATTTCTTGCATGACCTGGATAGCGGGTAAACCACTATTGACAGCATACATGATGGTGACGATCTTGACAGCCGTATACAGACCGAAGAGCAACCAAGTGATACCGGGACGAACCAGAGCAGAGATAGAAGCAACCCACTTGTAAGCCTTCTTGTCGGCTTCGGCTTGCTGCTTGAATGCTTCTCCGATAGCGTTTACTTGATGGATGCCGTAGTCGATGTACCTTTCTTCCATGCGGTACTCACCCCGCATCTTCTCTAGGTCAGTCTGAAGAGAGAACATCTTCAGTTCGTGGCTTCGTTCGTCTTTGCGGTCAAGCCACTTCAGCACCTCCGGGGCCAGCCGGAACAGGCCACCGAAGATACTACCTAAAAGACCGCCTCCTAGCATTTCAAACATCAGCGTCCTCCTAGTGTTTGCGCCATGCTCGGTACAAGGAATGCACTGGTGAAGGCTTGACGAGTACGATCATCCATACCAGCAACCATGCTCTTGACAAACTCAGTCATCTTGCTAGGCGGGATGTTCTTAGTCATAAACTCTGCCATAGCAGGAGGATCAAGCATAAGCTGTGACATCTTCCGATTAAACTCGCCCTTGTTGCCTCTCTGAAGAGCGTCTAACGCATTGTTAAAAAGTGTTACGGTTTGAGAAAGGAACTGTGGCGCACGGGCATCCGGCTGAACCTCAGGAGCAGTTCCAGAACCCTGACCACGCTCTGCTGCCCGGGCTTTCCGAATAAGATCAGCACGAACAGAATTTATGGTTGACATTTCCGCAGGAGTCATCAGCTGATTGAGACGCTGATAACGAGGAATATCAGTCCCAGCGCGTTTGATGGTAAGAGTGGCGTTATTAACAGCATCAGCAAAAGCACCCGCTGCTTCGGCATCTAGTTTCGTCTTCAAACTATCCGCCAGTTCTTGTCCAACACGCATACGATCAACCTTACGGCTGTAGTTAGCGTAGGTATTCAAGTACTTGCTCCATAGACCATCAGAAGACTTGTCAAAAGCAGCATCAATAAACTTCTTGATGTTTCCTGCCACCGCAGCTTCTTGTTTCTCTAGTCCACCCTGTAGCGGTGCTTTTCCAACTTTTGCCAATGCTGCCACAATATCACGATTCAGTTCCTTTCGGACATTCTCGTACATGTCACGGCTACTAACGATTCCGTTAGCATCTGCCTTAGAACGAATCTTATCAGCAGTGTCTCGAAGAATCTGCTTTACAACATCATTATTAGAGCCACGAGCAGCGGATTCCATTTGATCGATCAAGTCCTGTGCCCGTAACGGATAAAAACCGTTTTGCTCAAGGCTGTCTTTTTGAAGCATCTTCATTTTTGCTTCTGCCCGTTTCTGTGCCGCTACATCCTTGTAGGCAACAGAACCTTGACGAGCTTCGGCAGCAATATCACCAGCAGTCAAAAATCCAGGTTTTCCTTGAGCAGCGACAGCAGCCTGTTGCCTAGCCGCCTGCCCAACCAGACCAGAAGTTTGCTCCGCTGCCGCAATACTATTGAATCTGTCAGAAATATCTCTTTCTAACTTACCAATAATATCGCCAGCCGTATCTGTCTGATTAAGAGCTTCTTCACGCATCCGTGCAGTCTCTCGATCACGACGAGCTATTAGAGCTTCGCGTTGCTCTGGAGTTCCTGCAATATCAGTGACAGCACGCTCACGGGCAGCCTGTTGTTCAGCTTCTCGTATAGCAAAAGATGCTTTTGGCCCTTCAAACTGCGTCTTTAATTTTTGCTGCAATGCAACAAGCTCAGCCGCAGAAGGAATATCTGCCAATGCCTCAGCGGCAGTGGGACGGGAACCCGTAACAAGTTCTTTGGAGTCCTGAAGAGCTTTGATGACAGCATCTCGTTCCGGGCCAGCAAGGTTGTTTAGATATTCTTGTACTGCACGCTCTCGCCCCTTGCCAGTAAGTCCCCGGGCGGCTTGGTTTAGTTTTTGAACTCCTTTAATTCCAACTTCAAAAGTCGGGCCAAGAATACTACCAACAGCGGCCTGCAATGACTTGGTTAAGAAAAACTCTTCACCAGACATTTCCGTTGCGCCTTCAACACCCTGGGCAACCGCCTGTTGCGCCCCGATTAAAGAAGAACTTACAAGAGGAGATCCTCCCCTTGCAAGAACTAATTTATTCAGAGGAGAAAGAACGGCTCCTGTAAAACCAGCAACATCCATGTTCTGAGGAATTCCTGCCATTTGAAGCAGCGGCTCACTAGCAGGTCTGGTGGCTTGTGAAGTTACATCAATCGCACGGTTGATTGTTTCTGATTGACCTCCAGTAGCTAATTGCGCTAATCCCAAAGCAGGATCAACAACAGCACCGCGAATCAGACGCGCAGGCATACTGCGTAGTGCTTCTTCTTTTAAAATCTCAGAAAAAGGACGATCCCACCGATTTTGAGTGGGGGCTTTGGGAGAGGCCGTAGCTTCTTTAGCGGTGGTAGGATCAAATCCTTTTACTTCCTGTGCGGTTGATGGATCAAATGCCATTATTGATTCTCCCACTTCCCATTGCCAAGGTATTTAGCACGGTTTCCTTTGCCGTCTTCGTAGATACGACCAACAACAAATTTATCTTCCATTGTTTTAGTAGGACTAAATTCGTCTTCAAAATCATACAGTTTAACTTGTTGGCTCTTACGCCGATTTTGAATAGATCTCTTCTTGCTTTCAACTTCTTTTTCAGCAGCAGTTTTGAAGTTCTTTAAAGCATCCAACAGAACCTTTGTATCATTCTTTCCTGCGGCTGCAACAAGTTCGTTTGCAAATCGAAGAACGTCTTTATCCGTTTGAACACCCTTCTCAGCAGACACCTTGATGTTGGTTGCCGACTGAATAGCACGCTGCATGTCTGCATACGCCTGACTGGCTTCATTCGAGCTTCCTGCCCAGTTCATAAGCGTATTCTGCAAATTCTTGACAGGGCCGAGTTTTAAAGTACCTGACTCCAGCGCATCAATCGGACGATTAACAGAAGAAATTAAATCAGCGTTGCTCGAAATACGGGAAAGATCGCTGTCTTCATCCTTTTGAAGACCGGCTGTAAGAGGCTTGGCTCCCTTGGCTTCTTCTTTTGCTTTAAACAAGTTAATACGATTTTCTTGACGAATAGCTTCAAGTTGAGCCTGACCATCTAAGCGGATTTGAGCTAAAGTCGCAGCATTCGCTCCCTGCAAACGAGCGACCTCAAGTCTATTTTCAAGAGTAGCTTTAAGCTCGCGTTCACGATCCTCAGAACGACGAACTGCCTCTTCACGACGAGCCGTCAACTGAGCAGTTTGACGTTGCTTTGCTTCAATTGCCTTCATCATGTCGTCAATGTTTCCACCATAACGGCGAATAACATTGAGCATGTCTTCTTCGGTAGCGTTTTCTGGAAGTTTTGCTAACTCTTCTCGTACTTTTTCTTTACGAGCCGTTTCAGTCTCAAACCTTGCAGCTTCAGCGGTTGTTTTGCGTGTCTTAGCAGTCTGCTCTTGCATTTTTTCTGCTTGCATCGCAGCATCTCGTGCAACTTGAGAATTAATAGAACGAGCAGCATTAGCAAACTGCCTCAGCCCTTCAGCAGTGTTCGTATCAAACTGGCCTGCCAACTGACGCAACTGCGAAGCCTGCTCAAGCATCGGATCACGAGCGCCCAAGGCGCGGCCAAGACCGGTAATGCCTTGATAGATACCAGCAGCCAGTTGAGTTTGAGGATTGAGGCTAGCAAACTGCAAGGCACGCTGTCGATCAACTTCAGCCTGTGCTTGCTCGGGGCTAAGACCTTGGTTCAGTAAACCAAGAAAAGGATTACCCATCATTCCAGTAGCCATTATTAACCTCCGAACAGTTTGCCGATTAACTTAGCAATCGGATCAGAAAGAGCATTCCCGGTATTAAGGTTTTGGAAACCTCCAACAACAGAAGCATTCCTTGCAGCATCTGTTTGTGCAGCAGCAGAGTAACTCCTTAACAGAGCTTCCGCAGCGGCAGCATTACCAGCACCTAACTGAGCGCCTGTGCTTAACGGCTGCATACCGGCTTGTTCCACATTAGCAGCTTGAGAAAAACCAGTGCTAAATGGAGCCAGCGCAGCCTGTTGAGCGCCGTAGCCACCCTGCTGGAGATTCAGAGCACCGCCAAGCAATCCTTGACCGAAGGTGACCTGTTGCTGTCCTGCCTGTTGCGCTTGAGCAGCCAACTGAGCATTACGCTGTTGCTGTGCATTGTAGAAGGCTTCCATAGCCGGGTTAGCGGCACGCAGACCAGGAGCACCCATCGGAGTAGCGCCAGTAGCGCCCATCGCAAGGCCGCCAGTGCCGCGACGGAACTGTTGCGTCTGCAACTGTGCCAGAGCACGCTCATCCTGAGGAGCCAGCAGTTCTTGCTGTTGAGCCATGAACCGCTGTGCAGCAGCCTGCGGAGACTCAGCAACATATTGCTGTCCTAAGCCAAACAAGCCTTGAGCAGCTTGATTGACTTGGTTCTGCATCGCTTGCTGCTGCTGTGCTTGTTGCAGTGCTCCGCCAGAGATACCCAGCAAAGCCTCACGCATAGCAGCCACATCAGGAGCCACTTGGTAGCCAGCGCCGATCAGACGACCATCAGGACCATACTGGAAGCCACTACGACCAAAGCGGGTGGTAACGCCCACAGGGCGGAACTGTGCCTGCTGTTGAGCCATCTGACCAGCTTGCTGCTGTGCAGAAGAAAGCTGATTTAAGCCGTACACATTACCGGCGGTTCCTAGCAATCCGGTCAGTAGTCCGGAAAGATTAAGACCGGCAGCAGGAGCACCTCCAGCCTCAGTAAAGCCTTTCTGAAGAGCAGCAGGAACACTACCTATCTGATTACCACCAAGCAGAGAGAAACTAGTAGCCATTAGTAGGTACCTCCATCAATGGTACCAGAGAATGTACCAGACAATGTTAGATTAGCCATCGTTGTGGTTCCCGTATGCGTTCCATTGTTAGCGTCAGGCTTAGAGGAAACGGCAGAGGCAATGTTATTGTACTCTGTGTCGATTTCCGTGCCCTTGATGATCTTGGAAGGATTGCCCGACACAAGACCGTCTTTAATAGCAAAGTTAGTAGTTTTGGTATAATTAGACACTTAGTTACCTCGTTTTTCCTACTTTGGTAAAGACATCAATCTTTTGGATAGACACTGGTCGAGTATTCACAGTGGTTTCAAAACCTAGCTGAATAACCTTACCAGCACCGCCAATGTTGATTACCTTGTTGTCGAAAGCTGATCCACCGTATTCACCGATATTGTACTCGGCAATGTTGTATTCTGCAACAGCAGCGTTTGACAGGTTGAACTGACGGCTGTTCAGAATGTCGCTATAGTCATAACCGAACTTCAGTACCACAGGATAACCCTGTCCACCGATAGTTGTGATTCCAACCTTCTTCATAATCTTCAGTGCCGTGGGCACACCGAAGTCGAAGTAGTTGGTGTAGTATCTCATTACATAAGTATCAACATTATCACGATAAGTGTCATACTTACCGACATATCCTGGCTTACCTAACAGAAGGTCTTTGTTCTGTTTATAGCAGAAAGCTGTTGGTACATTTCCATCCCACGTCGTAGCCCTGCTTGCACCGTTAGGCAGCAGCATCCGAAGGTCAAAGCAGTAGGTTACTCCGGTGACAGGGAAAGTAATCAGGTAGAAACCTTCCTTGTCTGAGTGTGTTGCTTTGATGCCTGCGGCAGTCTCCAGAGCCATCGCAGCGACAACATCGTCACGCACATTTGCGCTGATGTCGCGCATCGGCGAAGACTTCTCCTGGATCACTCGTGACAGCGACTTGACACCGCTATCAGACAGGAAGTACACATCTGAGCCAGTGGTAACCACAGAGTCTCGTGCAAA